AGGAGTTTACATGGCTAATACTACCTCGGGAACAACAACGTTCGACAAAACTTTTTCTATTGATGAAATAATAGAAGAGTCTTTTGAACGTATTGGATTAAATTCCGTAGCTGGTTATCAAATGAAATCAGCTCGAAGATCTCTTAATATCTTGTTTCAAGAGTGGGGTAATAGAGGTATTCATTATTGGGAAATAGCAGAAACCAATATTGATATGATTGAAGGCCAAGCTGAATATAAATTTTTTAGATCAAGTGGTGATGGGACTTCAGCAACAACTACACCCACAAATGGAATTTACGGAATGTCCGATGTCCTTGAAGCACAATTAAGATCTAATAGAACTCAAACAACACAATCAGATTCACCCATGACTAAAGTTGATAGATCAACTTATGGTGGTTTTTCAAATAAACTTTCTAAAGGTACACCTAATCAATATTTTGTACAAAGATTTATAGATCACGTTAGTATTCAAGTTTATCCAACTCCAGATTCAACTAATGCATCTAAAGATATGCATATTTATTATATTAAAAGAATTCAAGATATTGGTGATTATACAAATGCAACAGATGTACCATTTAGATTTGTGCCTTGCATGGTATCAGGACTTGCATATTATTTAGCACAAAAGTATCAACCACAATTAATTCAACCTATGAAACTTGCTTATGAAGATGAATTTGCAAGAGCGTTAGCAGAAGATGGTTCTGCTTCTAGCACACACATAACACCTAAAACTTATTATCCAGGAGCATAATGTCAAAATACGCAACAGGTAAATACGCAAAAGCAATATCAGACAGATCTGGTTTAGAGTTTCCATACAGAGAAATGGTTAGAGAATGGAATGGATCGTTTGTTCATGTATCTGAGTTTGAGCCAAAGCAACCACAATTGGAGCCAAAACCACAAAATGCAGATGGTATTGCATTAAGACATGTAAGAGTAGATAGAACAGAACCTGCTGTTGCAGTTATGTTAGGTAATAATCCTTTTGCTATTACTTCAGGATCTCAAACAATTACGGTTACGGAGATAAATCATGGTAGAACTACAGGAGATACTATTAGATTTAGAAATGTTCAAGGTAGTCCTGGTGGAGTAGATTTTTCTGTCTATGAAAATTCTTCAGGATTTGCTATAACGGTTACAACAACAGATAAATATACCTTTGATTTGGGAGTAACCCCAAGTGTAACAGAGGATTCAGGAGGACCAACTGTGTCTGCAGGACCAGTAACATTAAGTGCATGATTAAAAAAATTATAAATAAAATTAAAAGTTGGTTTAAAGCAAGAAAGCAAATTGTTGCTACTTTAACAGCTAAACAACAAAAAATTTTAAATAAACACAAAGGAAAATAATGGCAGGATTAAGTGCATCAGGATTAAAAACACAAATAAGAAGTTATACCGAAACAGATTCAAATGTTTTAACAGATGCTGTTTTAGAAAATATCATATTAAACGCACAATATAGAATCTTTAGAGATGTGCCTATTGATGCTGATAGAGTGCAACAACAAGGTAATCTAGTGACAGGACAAGAAACAATTAATGCTCCTGCAGGATGTGTTTTTATACGAGGCATACAAGTCTATGATTCTACTTCAGAAATTACAGGACCTAATGTATGGCTAGAAAAAAAAGATATAACTTATCTTCAAGAATACGTATCCTCAACAGCATCAGCTAAAAGAGGTCAACCTAAATATTATGCTATGTTTGGTGGTGCTACAGGAGAGTCAGACACTACATCTGGTAGAATGATGTTTGCTCCAGTTCCTGATACTACATACAAATTTAGAGTTCACTTTAATAAAATGCCTGCTTTATTAGAAAATGACGATACTAATTATATTAGTCTTAACTTTCCAAATGGTCTATTATATTGCTGTCTATCAGAGGCTTATGGATTTTTAAAAGGTCCAATAGATATGTTGACACTATACGAAAATAAGTATAAACAAGAAGTACAAAAGTTTGCTAATGAGCAAGTTGGTAGAAGACGAAGAGACGACTACACTGATGGCGCTGTTCGTATACCAGTAAACTCAGCAAACCCGTAGGAGATTAAATTATGGCTATATCATCGGCAATTTGTAATAGTTTCAAACAAGAAATTTTAGTTGGAACACATAACTTTACCGCATCTAGTGGTAATACTTTTAAAATAGCATTATTTACTAGTTCTGCATCTTTAGGTGCCAGCACGACTGCTTATTCAACATCAAACGAAATTTCAAATACATCTGGATCTGCATATTCTGCGGGTGGTGCAACGTTAACAAGTGTTACACCAGTATTAGATTCTTCAACTGCAGTTTGTGATTTTGCAGATGTAAGTTTCACCAGTGCAACATTCACAGCAAATGGTGCATTAATTTATAATTCTTCTCAATCTGACAAAGCTGTTGCAGTTATTGCATTTGGTGGTGACAAAACCGTTACAAGCGGAACTTTTACAATTCAATTCCCAACAGCAGACGCATCGAACGCTATCATTAGAATAGCATAGTGAGGTAACGACGGATGTCCGTTACTCGAACTTTCACAGTCACAGTCGCTTACGTATATGGTGGTAACAAATATCTACTCGATGGAGTTGCACAAGCTGATGCTTATCTAGTTGAAGGCAATACATATAGATTTGATCAATCTGATTCTTCAAATGGTGGTCACCCATTAAGATTTTCTACAACCAGCAACGGAACACACTCAGGCGGAAGTGAATATACAACCGGCGTAACTACAAGTGGAACACCAGGTTATGCTGGAGCGTATACAGAAATAACGGTAGCAAGTGATGCTCCAACTTTATATTATTATTGTACAAATCACTCAGGAATGGGTGGAACAGCTTATACTCCTAATGAAGGTTGGGATGTAGGTGCTTGGGGTGCTGGTAGATACGGAGTAGCCGATGCGTTTACTCTTGGTTGGGGTGCAAAAAATTGGGACTCTTCAGGTTCTTGGGGAGATATGGGTGATGAAACTATTACTCCAACAGGTTTTGGTTTAACTTCATCTCTTGGATCTGTATCTGTTTCAACAGAAATAAATACTGGTTGGGGTAGACAACCATGGAATGAAAACGCTTGGGGTATTGCAGGTGATGTATTACTAGATGGTCAATCAGCAACAACAAGTGTTGGATCATTAGTTGTTGGAGACATACTTGGATTAACAGGTCAATCTGCAACAACAAGTGTTGGATCTCCTACAATTATAGGAGATATAACTGCAACATTAACAGGTCAAGCTTTAACATCTTCTGTAGGTTCAATTGATATTGCAGAACAGATAGTAGGATTAACTGGACAATCAGCAACATCAAGTGTTGGATCTATATCTCCTGCAGATGCAATTGGAGTTACAGGTGTCTCTGCAACAACATCACTTGGAACAGCTAACACAAATAGTAATCCAACTATTAGTGTAACCGGAGTGTCAGCGACAAGTGCTATAGGATCTTTATCTCCTGCAGATGTTATGGGATTAACAGGTGTTTCTAGTACGTCTTCTGTGGGATCTTTAACTCCTGCGGATATTATGGGATTAACGGGTGTTTCAGCAACAACTTCTGTTGCTGGTTTTGGAACTTCTTCAGGTTTCGGTATTCAAGCATATCAAGCTATTGACACTGGATCGAATACAACATATAGTAACGTAGCATAGGAGAAAAAAATGGCTTCAACATACACACCATTAGGTATAGAACTTCAAGCAACTGGTGAAAACGCCGGTACATGGGGAACAAAAACTAATACTAACCTACAAGTTATTGAACAAATAGCTGGTGGTTTTACACAACAAGCATTAACAAGTGGTGGAACGGTTACTCTTGCAGTTTCTGATGGATCAACTGGTGCAACTCTTGCACATAGAGCAATAGAATTTACAGGTTCATTATCTGGTAATGCAGTCGTTACAATACCTCTTGATGTACAAAATTTTTATTTTTTAAGAAACTCTAGTTCCGGTGCATACACGGTTCAATTTAAATATGCGTCAGGATCAGGAAGTTCTGTAACTTTTTCTGCTACAGATAAAGGAGATAAATTAGTTGTCGCAAAAGCTAATGATGGAACTAATCCTGATATTGTAGAAATAGCTTTAGGTCTTACAGAAATTTCAGAAGATACAACACCACAATTAGGTGGTAATTTAGATACTAATTCACACAATATTTTAATAGATGATGCTCATTTTATAGGTGATGAAAACGGAAATGAACAACTTATATTCCAAACAACTGCATCAGCTGTTAATCAATTGGACATTACAAACGCTGCTACGGGCAATAATCCCTCTATTTCAGCCACTGGTGATGATTCAAATATTAGTATAAACCTAGTGCCAAAAGGTACAGGTACAATTCAAGCAAATGGAGCGTCAGTAGCAACAACAGGAAAAAGTATTGCAATGGCAATCGTTTTCGGTTAAAAGGAGTATAAATTATGGCAACACCAAATATAGTAAACGTAACATCGATAAACGGTAAAAACGCTACTGCAACTTTAGCGAATACCTCTAGAACAACTGCTATTGATGTAGCAGCAGATAAACTAGTAAAAGTAAATACAATCTTAATATCAAATATAGATGGAACAAACGCTGCCGATATCACAATTGAAATTAGTGTTGATGATGGATCAAACTATGTGAAACTTGCAAACACAATTAGTGTTCCAGCTGATGCAACATTAAATTTTTTAGAATCACCAATCTACTTAGATGAAACTGATATACTAGCATTCACAGCTAGTGCAGCAGACGATTTATCTTATTTTGTATCGTATGAAGAGATAGACGACGCGTAGGAGGTTTTATAAATCATGGCACACTTTGCTGAACTAGAATTAAAAACCGACCCAACAGGCTTCACAACAGAAGAACATTATATTGTTAAAAGAGTTGTAGTTATTGGAAATGATGTACCTGCAGCTAATGGTACATTAGAACAACACGATATGCACGAAGATGGAGAGTTTCATTGTAAAAAACTTTTTGGTGGTGGTATTTGGAAACAAACTTCTTACAATAATAATTTTAGATGTAGATACGCTGCTAAGTCTAGTGTTTACGATCCTGTTAATGACGTATTCCGTGGACAACAACCATTTGCATCTTGGACACTAAATACAGAAACTTGGAGATGGGAAGCACCTATCCCTGTTCCTACAATGGAACAATGTCAATATACTCACTCAGATGGAAATCCAGCTACTTATAGAACAGAATGGAGTGAAGCAAATCAACAATGGATTGGCTTTGGAGAAGAAAATGCTCAATTCGAATGGGATCCTGAGACTTCTTCTTGGAATGCCACGGGAGGGTAACCCATGGTAGCAATAAAAAAGAATAATAGATTAAATAATCGTAAGGGAGGAATGATTGGTATAAACAATTGTGCCTCTTTTGGAAAAAATAAAATTACACAAACAACATCAACTGCACCATTAACAACTGGTGCTGGAACTAAATTACTTCACACAGCTGTCGTTGCAGGTGGAGGATCTGGATCACAATCTGGTGCCGGCGGAGGAGCTGGAGGTATGATTGTTAGAGAAAATATTCAAGTATGTGGTAGCACTCCATACGCAATTGTAGTTGGTGGCGGTGGTACATCAACAAGTTATCCTGATGTTTGTACTAGAGGTGGAAACGGAGGTGACTCAGCTTTTGCACCAGGTACAGCAATCGCTGTGTGCACAACTGGCGGTGGAGCTGGCGGTAATAACGCTAGTGGATCCATTGACCCTTCTGGATCAGGAGCACCTGGAGGTTCAGGTGGAGGTATGGGAGCAAATACATCAGGTGCAGCTGGACCATCTGTAGGATCAGGAATCGCTGGTCAAGGTAATGATGGTGGAACAGGTCAAGGACAAAATCCCCCTGCTCAACACTCAGGTGGAGGCGGCGGAGGAAAATCTGCTGCAGGATCACCGGCACCAGCAATGAATGTTGCAGGAGCTGGAGGAGCAGGTTTAGACGTAAGTTCAATATTTGGAAACATAGGACCAACATGTTCAGTATTCGCTGGAGGTGGTGGCGGTGGCTCTAGAAACGGAGGAACTGCAGGAGCTGCAGGCCCTGGCGGCGGAGGAGCAGGAGGCCCTACAACCGTACCTAGCCCTTCAACGGTCGGAAACAATGGAACAGACAACACCGGAGGCGGTGGAGGTGGAATAGGTTTTGGTCCTTCTTATGGAGGCCGAGGAGGAAACGGAGGATCTGGAATAGTCCTTACAAAAGAATTAAATAACAACAGAGGTAACTGGCCTTTGTCTCAACAATTCGATGCAAAAGAAGGTGGTAACTGGCCAGATGGTACGGTTATACAATCAGTAACATTAAATTATTTAGTAGTAGCCGGTGGTGGAGCTGGAAAAAGTTTTGCTGGTGGCGGAGCTGGAGGTTATAGAGCTTCTGGTTTTGGACCTTCACCATTACAAGGATGTGCATTAACAGTTTGTTCATCTTCAACTTATACAATTACAGTTGGAGCTGGAGGTGGAAATGCTTGTGGTACAGCTTATCCTGCACCATGTGCTAGTCCGCCAGACGGATCTGGAGCTGGTTATGGAAATGTGTCATCAATTAAACAAGGATGTACCGTTTTGATTCAATCATCAGGTGGTGCTTATCCATTAAATGCATCTTGTGGTAACCCATGGAACGCAAACAATGGACAAAGAGGAGGACCTGGAGGATCAGGTTCTGGAGGCTGGCCTAGTGCAATAAGTGCAAAAAGACCAGGAGGATCTGGTAATGCTGGAGGTTTCTCACCACCAGAAGGAAATAATGGTGGAAGTGGAGGAAACCCTGACAACAGAGGTGGTGGTGCCGGTGGTGGTGCTACAGCAGCTGGAGCAAATGGATCTGGATATCCAGGATCAGCCGGAGGAGATGGAGCACCAAATACAATTACAGGATCAGATGTAACTTACGCCGGTGGCGGAGGTTCTGGTACAGATAGAGGTTATCCAGGTGTTAACCCTGGACCTGGAGGAGCTGGCGGCGGCGGAGACGGCGCTGGTGGAGCCCCATCTAGTTTAGCCACATCAGGAACGGCAAACACCGGAGGCGGTGGTGGCGGAGGTACAGGTGGACCTACGTCTTATGGAGCACCAACTTATTTATCTCCATGTGGAAGATCTAAATATGGATCTAGAGGTGGATCAGGTATTGTAGTTGTAAGATCACCTGCAGGACACCCATTAAGTGTATCACCAGGAACTAACCAAGTTACTTGTGTTGGTGGTCATTCTGTTGCTACATTTACAGTTTCTGGAACATTGACTGTAAACTAAAATTTGCTATATTGACTTACCTATGTGGGTCAAGAAATTTAGAAAGCATAAGACTTTAAAAAAGAAGTTGTTATCATTAATTAATAAAATGCCATCGCATTTTAAATCTGATAAATCTTTTGTTAAATCGGATTGGTCTTTACCAGTAAATGCAGAAAGAAAATATTTAGATTTATTTTATCAAGAAGTGTCGGACTTAATGACAGATACTGCAGAAGACTTTGGTTGTAATACTTGGAGAATACATAATGGTTGGTACAATCAGTATTCAAAAAACAATAATCATCATTGGCATACTCACCCACAATCTAATTTATCTGCAATTTATTTTTTAGAATTACCAAGCAAAGAATTAATTACAGAGTTTAAAGTTAAAACAAAAGTAAATGTAAAAGAAGGAGATATATTATTTTTTCCATCTTACATGTTACACCGAGCACCTATTAACAATACAAATAAAAGAAAAACTGTTATTGCTTTTAATTGTGACTTTCAAATAATACCAACAGATTATCTAGGCAGGCACAAATGAGTTTTAGAGTCATAGATAATTTTTTGTCTAAGAAAAATTATAAAACAATTATAAAAATATTTAATGACTTAAAAGGTAATATACCTGTTAGGTGGGCTGAGATTGATTATCGTAGAAATGTTTTTTTAGTTGAAGCTGCTAAAACATATGACTTTAGTAAATACAAAGGTTTTGAAGAATGGAGTCAAAACAATACTCAATGCAATCCACACGTAGATAAAGATGAAGGTTATTTTAAAAAAACTGGTAAACTAAAATATCCTATTTGTTCTTTAGTATTTTATGCAGATGTAAAAAAATTAAAAGGGGGTGAATTAATATTAGCTGGAGATGTAATAAAACCTAAATCTAATAGATTAGTTATATTTGATCCTGGGTTGCACCATTCAGTTGAGTCGTTTAAAGGAACTAGAAAAGTATTATTACTTAATCCGTGGACATATAAACCAGAGGCGTTTAAAAATGAAATTGTATAAGAATATATTAGAAGAAAAAGAACGTAAAAAATTATTGCGATTTGTAAAAACAAAAGTTAAATATTGGAACGATAAAGTCCCTGGTTTACAAACACCTATGAATTTGCATACGCACCCTGAAACACAACACTTCTATAATAAAATTATGAAAAAATATTTTAAAGATATGTCTATACAATATTCTTGGGCTAATTATTCAGAGGGAGATATAATAAATTGGCATACACACCCAACATCTATAATATCTGCTGTTTACTTTTTGAAAAATCCTGATAGTTTAGGAACTATATTTAGAAATGAGAAATATAGTTATGACAAAATTACATCTACCAAATGTCCTGAAAATTCTTTATTGGTATTTGATGCAAGTAAAACACACTCACAACCATACTCTCCTAAAAAAATTAAAAGGTTTTCAATCGCAATAGATTTAATATGAATTTAAAACACGCATACTGGTATTTTACAGGTAGATTAGGTGATAGATTTTGTAATGATGTAATACAACATGCAAACTCTAAAAAAGAATTAGTTGCTGTAACTGGTGACACTTCAAAGAAAGTTAAAAAAAGAACTAAGAAAGCATTAAACAACGAAGGGATATCTGATTCTATTACTAAGAAAGAATTAAAAGATTTAAAAAAACATAGAAACTCTAACGTTGTTTGGTTAGAGGATAGATGGATATACGAAGAGATACAACCCTTTTTTCATATGGCAAATCAAAATGCAGGTTGGAATTTTGAATTTGATTATTTTGAATCTATGCAGTTTACAAAATATAAATTAAACCAGTTTTATAATTGGCACCAAGATCCTTTTCCTGAGCCATACAACAATCCTAACAATCCAAACTTTCATGGTAAAATAAGAAAAGTTTCTGGCATAGTGCAACTATCTGATCCAAAAGATTACAAAGGTGGTCAACTAGAAGTACAACCTAGAATGACAGCAAATCCAAAGTTAGTATTAAACACAGATAAACATTTTAAACCTAGAGGAAGCATCATCATATTTCCGTCACATTTGTGGCATAGAGTTAAACCAGTTACGAAAGGAACAAGATATTCATTGGTGATCTGGGCATTAGGGCAACCATTTAAATAATGAGTAAATTAACTGACTACATAAAAGTATATCCCATGCTTAGTAAAAGCATTTGTAATAAAGCTATAAAAGAACTAGATGATACAGAATTTGAAAAAGGACAATATCATAACCCTAAAGGCGACAGAACTTTTTCTATAAATAAAGAAGCTGACATGTCTTTTGAAGAATTTCCATCTAAACAAATTATTATGGACAAACTATATAATGTTATAGGTAAATATATAAAACAATTACGTATGCCTTGGTATGCAGGTTGGAATGGTTATACACCAATACGAGTTAACAAATATTCTAAAGGTCAAAATTTTAATATGCATTGTGATCACATCCATAATATATTTGATGGTCATGCAAAGGGTATACCAATATTAAGTATTGTTGGGGTATTAAATGATAATTACAATGGAGGTGAATTTGTAATGTGGAAAGATAAAACGATAAAACTAAAACAAGGAGACGTCGTAATGTTTCCTAGTAATTTTATGTATGCTCACAAAGTAAATAGTATAAAGAAAGGAACTCGATACTCATTCGTAAGTTGGGTTTGGTAATATGGCTAAAACAGATACTCTTCAAACATCTATTTATTTTCAATCACCTATTTTTCATATTGAGGTTCCAGAATTTGTTAAAGATGTAAATAAAGTTTGCGATAGATATATAAAGAGCGCTAAGAAAAATAATGAAAAGATTATAAAACAAAGAGAAAAAGAATGGAAAAAGAAAGTTGGAGATATAACTATGTCTCATCATTCATCGAGTATGATAGGAGATCCTGATTTAAAAGAGTTTACAGATTTTATTGGTTCTACCAGTTGGAATTGTTTAGACTGGTTTGGTTATGATTTATCACAATACGAATTAATGTGGACAGAATTATGGGTGCAAGAGTTTTCTAAAAAAGGTGGCGGACACCACGAAGGGCACGTTCATTATGATAATCACATTTCAGGTTTTTATTTTTTAAAATGTAGTAATAGAACATCAGTGCCATTTTTCAACGATCCTAGAATTGCAAAAACTATGAATGACTTACCATTAAAAGATAAAACAAATGTATCAATGGCTAGTCCCCTTATACATTATAAGCCTAAACCTGGAACAATGATATTTTTTCCTGCATATTTAAATCATGGTTTTACTGTAGACGCAGGTGTTGATGATTATAGATTTGTTCATTTTAATTTACAGGCAGTTAGAAAGTTAATTACAAACCATTTACGAAATGAAGGATCAAGAAATAAATAATATTTTTTCTTCTTTTGTAATAGAGAAAGAATTAAATTTAGATCACGATAGGGTCACAGATAAATGTGCTGATGCATTAGAAACTGCTGATGACTACAAACAAAAAAATATATTTCATAATCCAAAACTAGTAACAGAATTTAGTGAGGTGTTTGATCAAATAAATAAAATAGCTGATGAAGCACACAAACTTTTACAATATAAACAAAACACAAAACAAATTTGTATAGATGCATGGATTAATGATTATGGTTCGTACAATATTTCTATGCCACATCAACATCCAACAGCTGATTTAGCTATAGTTTATTTTCCTTATGCACAAGAAGGATGCGGTAACTTACAACTTTTAAATCCTAACTCTAAACTACAATACGTAATACACGATGAAATGGTAGAAAATTGGAATAACTATAATTCTTTTACTTGGGATATAATTCCTAAAACTGGTAAGGTTGTTATCTTTCCAGGTTATCTAATACATTATGTTAAACAGAGTAAATCAAACAAACAAAGAATTTCAATAGCATTTAACTATAGAGCATCATGGTAAAAAATTTATTATCAATAGATATAGATTGGGTAGGCTCTCCGAGAGACGCTAAAGATTTATTAGAAAATTTAGTCCCTATCATTAAAAAGAATAAATTTAAAAAGATAGTTGTTGCACAATCACATAAAGAGATAAATAAAATTGTCGATGAATTAAATGAACCTGTGTATTGTGTAAACGTAGATCACCATCACGATATACAATATATACCATCTGAACCTTTAGAGGCTGGTTTTTTATCAGGTAACTGGTTAGGACACTACATGAGAAGTGGTAAAATTACTGGGTGCACTTGGATAGCTAATTACAATTCTGTTTTTAATAGATATCAAGATTGGCGAAAAGACTTTGTCTTATTAAATAATGACATTCTAGATATTAAATTAGATATAAAAGAAATATCAAAGTTTGATTATGATTATTTTTTTATATGTAGATCTTTTCATAATCATGAAGAGGGTAATTGGACTGCACTTCAAACATACGATGCCATAGAAATAATATTACAAAATGATAGTAAAAACAAAAAATAATTTTTTAAATAAAGAAGATTTTAAAAATTTAAAAGATCCTATGTTGGGTCCAAATTTTCCATGGTACTACAATAATACTAAAGTTGATAAAGAAGGCAAAGATGATTTAAACAATTATCAACTAACTCACACATTTTTTTCTGATGGCAAAATTAATTCTGGCGCGTATAATTTAATAGAACCTATTTTACAAAAATTAAAGGTAAAAAAATTAATAAGAGTGAAAGCTAATTTAGTACCACGGACATTTAGAATACATAAATTTGAAGCACATTTAGATCAAGAAGAAGATTACAAAGCAGCCATCTTATATATTAATACAAATAATGGTTACACTTATTTTAATAATGGAGGAAGACACGGTTCAGATAAATTTGTAAACTCAAAAGAAAATACAATCGTATTGTTTAAAGCAAACCAAAGACATTATGGCACAACTTGCACAAATGAAAAAATTAGAGTATTAATAAATTTCAACTATCAATAAATCATGAATTGGAAAAAAAATAAATACACTGTAATTAAAAAAGCTATAGACCCAAGTATGGCAGAGTATTTAAAAAACTATATTTTGTTAAAAAGAAGAGTGTTGCAAACATTTATGACTACACAATATTTGTCTGAGTTTAACACTGATTGGGGTACGTGGAGAGATCCACAAGTTCCTGGAACGTATTCTCACTATGGAGATATTGCTATGGAAACTTTATTAGCAACATTAAAACCTAAAATGGAAAAAGTTACAGGCACTAAATTATATGAAAATTACTCTTACACAAGAATCTATAAAGTAAAAGATGAATTACGAAGACACAAAGATAGGTTTAGCTGTGAAATATCTACTACACTTAATTTAGGTGGTGACCATAAGTGGCCCATATATATTAATCCAAAAGAGGAGGAAGGTTGTTTCAATGAAACAACTGGAGAATATATACCCTCTAAATCTAAAGGTGTTAAAGTAGATTTAAATCCAGGTGATATGTTAGTTTATCGAGGTGATTTGTTAGAACACTGGAGAGAATCTTATACAGGTAATTATTGTGCACAAGTGTTTTTACATTACAACAACGTTAAAACTCCAGGAGCCGAAGCAAATGCTCTAGATAAAAGACCACACTTAGGACTACCATCAAAATTTAAAAGAGTAGAACAAAAAATATTTAAGTAATGAAAGATTTTCCAATTGTTAGGATTGAAAATTTTTATGATTTTAAAAAGGGAGAACAAGCTAGAGTTCGACGTAATGTTATAAATCAAATAAAACGAGCTGAATGGGATAATAACTATGTTCTTAAAAAAAATACTTTTACAAAAAAACTATATCAAAATTTTGTAAACACAGCTCAAAAACATTTAAAACCTTTTTCATTTCGTTCAAATAATTTTGATCATTGTTTTGCTGTTGCTTCTAATAAAGACTTTATACCTTCTGTTAATTGGCACAACCATATCATGACATCTAGTGTAAACGCAGTTTACTACTTGCATATACCTAAAGATATGAAAGGTGGTGAAATAGAGTTTAAGAGTAAACGAAAAGATATATTAAAGATAACACCTAAAACAAATGAGCTGTATATATTTCCTGGTTGGATGTGGCACAACCCCATAAATGTAAAATCAAAAGAATTAAGACTCTCTATTAACATGGAGATCTGCACTATGGAGAAAATGGACGATATTTTTAGCCTGTTGAAATAGCTAATAATCTGCTATAATTATCTGCTATGTTACAGAAAATAGGATTTCAGCCAGGTATTAATAAACAAATCACAGCAACTCAAGCAGAGGGTCAATGGATTGATTGTGATAATGTTAGATTTAGATACGGTATTCCAGAAAAAATAGGTGGCTGGAACCAATTAGGAACTTTAAATGAAAACGAATTAACAGGAGCAGGTAGAGGTCTTCATCATTTTGTTAATAGTTTAGGTAGAAGATATGCTATCATAGGCACTAATAGAATTTTATACGCTTATTCAGGAGGTGTATTTTATGATATACACCCGATTAAATCTACAACCACACTTACAGGTGCATTTACCACGGAAAACGGATCAGCCGTTGTTACAATAAATTTTCCTAGTGGTCATACAATCAATCCACAAGATATTGTTTTACTAGATAACTTTACTACAATAACAGGATCTAATTTTGGTGCATCAGATTTTGACGACAAAAAATTTATGGTTACAAGTGTTCCTAATAATACACAAATTAAAATAACCATGCCATCAAACGAGTCTGGATCAGGAGCTACAGAGTCGGGAGGTATTAGAGTACAACATTACTATACGGTTGGATCTGCTGTTCAAGAAAAAGGTTTTGGTTGGGGTCTTAGTTCTTGGGGAGGTGAAGCATCTAATGCAATAACAACAACATTAAATGGTGCAATTAACGATTCAACAACTACAGTCGTATTAACAGATGCTTCTCAGTTTCCTAGTTCTGGAAATAGTTTTATAAGAATAGGAACAGAAGATATAAAATATACAGGTGTATCAGGTAACACATTAACAGGTGTAGTAAGAGGTGCAAGAAATACAACTGCTGCATCACATAGTGATGGAGCAACCGTAACAAATACAACAGACTTTGTTGCTTGGGGTGAAGCTGCATCAGGTGACCTAGTATTAGAACCTGGTATGTGGTCACTAGATAATTTTGGTGATAGAGCGATTTGTTTAATTCATGACGGTGCTTGTTTTTCTTGGGATTCTTCTATATCAGCAGCAACAGATACAAGAGCAACAATTATATCTGGTGCACCAACGGCATCAAGACATATGGTTGTATCTACTCCGGATCGTCACTTGGTATTCTTTGGTACTGAAACAACAATTGGTGATGCCTCAACTCAAGATGATATGTTTATTAGATTCTCGGATCAAGAAGATATAAATACTTACGCACCTTCAGCAACCAATACAGCTGGTACACAAAGACTGGCCGACGGATCACAGATCAGAGGAGCAATTAGAGGTCGTGATGCAATTTATGTTTGGACTGATACGGCATTATTTACACAACGTTTTGTTGGACAACCCTTTACGTTTGCTTTTGCACAAGTTGGAACTAACTGCGGACTTGCAGGACAAAACGCTTGTGTTGAAGTTGATGGTGCTGCATACTGGATGTCAGAAAACGGTTTCTTTAGATATGCTGGTAGACTAGAATCATTACCATGTTTAGTAGAGGATCATGTTTACGACGATATAAACATAGACTCTGGTAATCAAATGATATCTGCAGGGTTAAATAATTTATATGGTGAAGTTATGTGGTTTTATCCATCATTAAATTCACAAGTTGTAAACAAAATGGTTGCGTACAATTATTTTGATTCATCACCACAAAGACCTGTGTGGACAATTGGTACGTTAGCTAGAACAATGTGGAAAGATTCTGCAGTATTTGGAACTCCACATGCAACAGAATATGATGCATCTACTGATACATCTTTTGATGTAGTAGGAAACACAGAGGGTAGAACGAGTTATTATGAACACGAAACAGGAGTTGATCAAAATAGAAATGGTACAATAACTGCTATCACATCTAATATCTCCTCTGGAGATTTTGATATAAGTCAAAGAGTACAAAGGGGTCAAACAACAGGTTCTGCTGATCTTAGAGGAGATGGTGAATTTATAATGAAGATAAGAAGATTCATACCTGATTTTATATCACAAACAGGATCTACCAGAGTTACAATAAATTTAAGAGATTTTCCAAACGATAGTCAATCAAGCTCATCGTTAGGTCCATTTGATATAACCTCAAGCACTAAAAAAATAGATACTCGTGCTAGAGCAAGAGCAGTGGCATTAAAAGTAGAAAACACAGGTGCTAGTCAAAGTTGGAAGTTGGGAGCTTTTAGATTAGACATACAACCAGATGGAAGAAGATAATGGCAAAAATAGCACAAGTATTAACAAGACCCAGTAAAGAATATGATCTACCCACAGCAGAAGCTCAAGTTAGAGATTTAGATGCCGTAATACAAAAATTAAATACAACATATCAACAAGAATTAAAAGATGAGGTAGAAGCACAAAACTTCTTTTTGAACTAATGGCTAATAGTTTTAAAAATAAAAAAGTAGATTTAACTACAACAGATAATACCACTTTGTACACGGTGCCAAGTGCAACAACCACAGTTGTTAAGTCAATACTAGTATCAGAGGATGCCGGATCAGGGACCACGATATCAGTAACTTTGGTTGATGCTAATAGTAATGTATTTAGTTTGTTTAAAACAAAAACCATATCGGGTAATGCTACAACAGAACTTTTAACTAATCCTCTTGTAATGGAAGAGAGTGAGGTGCTTAAAGTACAAGCTGGTGACGCGAATGAGCTGCACGTCATAGCTTCAATATTAGAAATACAGCCAAGAGAGGTAACAACATAATGGAAACATTAAAACCAGCAAAAGTAGAGACAACCTATAGACACAAAGAAACAGGCGAGCTTTTTAAGGAAAGAAAAGACTGGGAAGCTAAAGGTTACAAAAATGAGGACATGGCTCAGGACGTAAAAGTGATTATGCCTAGCCTTGATTTTTTTGCAAAAACAAAATAGAATAGATAAATGGCCATAACTAGAACACAACAAGCAAGACAAATGTTAAAAAACGCAGGTGCTGTGGAGCAAGACGGTTCTTTAAATTTTATAAAGAACTCTGAATCTGTAACCGTACCTAAAGAATTTAAGGCTAGAAAAAATGCACCAGCAACAAAATTAGCATACATCACAGCTGCTGAGGCTAAGATGTTAAAAAACAAAAAACCAGGGACACCGCATAAAGGACCAAAAGGCATACCTAGTTATGATTCGTTTGGATCAATAGATTCAAGTGGCAGAGACACAGGACGTGCAGGAAGTGAAGTAAGTGCTGCAGAGAGAGGTGATTTTAGTGGATTTGAAGGATCAAAAAATTTACCTCCAGGAGTAACTGCAAAACCAAGTAAAGAAGCACAAGCTTTAAGATCTGCATTTATTGCAGCAGGTGGTGGACAAAGAGTTAATCCAGGTTTTTTTGATAGTATGAATGTTGTATCACCTGCAGAATTAGCTGCAGCTAAAGCATTTGCACCAAAAGCTTTTAGAAACACAAGAGGTGGTGGTCTTATGAATCTTATTAGAGGTGGTGGATTTTTTGGAAACATAATAAGAGGATTAGGACAAAGATTTGGTTTCGGAAAAAGATTTAATGAACCAACTTATGATATGTCTAGACTTAATAATTTACCTTTTGGTGGATCTGCTGCTTTTGAAAATTTAGATATTAGAGATAAATTTTTAAGAAATGTTGATGATGATGAAGAAGATCAAATTATGATTGATAACGACATGAGTTTAATTCCAGACAGAGGTTTATTAGAAGTGCCTGGGATACAACTAACACCAGAACAAAGACAACTAATAGAAGACGAACAAGTTGGTGATATTAGAGATATAATGGCAGCTGATGGTGGTATGATAGGTGGAGGCATCATGGATGCTGCAGGTAGACAACAATATTTTTTAGGTAAACTAGTTAAGAAAGCAACAAGAGCTGTTAAGAAAATAGCTAAAAGCCCTGTTGGTAAAATAGGATTAGGAGCTTTACTTTTAGGTGGGGCAACTGGTGGATTTGGTCCAAGTGGTTTTTTAAGAGATAAAGCATTACCATTTTTATTAGAGAATAAAGGGTTAGCTGCAGCTGCTGGATTAATAGCAGCACCACTTATATTTGGAAACCAAGAAGATGACTCAGCTACAACTTTACAAGCACCGGGTAGAAACATAAACCCACTGGCTTATACAGCCCCTAGAGAAGTTTTATTTCCTGCATTTAGATCTGATGGAAGCCCTAAAGAAGGTGAAAAAGGTAATATGAAAGTAGCTGGATATTTAGACCCTATGTCAGAAAAAAATGACATGGCTAT